GGGATATAGGAGGGAGAAATGAATATAAATGAGCTTAAATTAATGCAAAATTATCCATTAGATATAAAAATAGAAAAAACTAAAAGACGAATACAAGAATGGTATGAACATTACAATGGTGAGGTATATGTATCTTTTAGTGGCGGGGCTGACAGTACTGTTTTATTAGATATTGTAAGAAAAATATATCCAGATATACCTGCTGTATTTGTGAATACAGGGCTTGAATATCCAGAAATAGTTAAATTTGTAAAGGAATTTGAAAATGTTCAAATTTTAAGACCTAAAATGAATTTTAAACAAGTAATAAATACATATGGTTATCCAGTGGTGAGTAAATCGGTAGCTAATTGTGTTAGATATGCCAAGAAAAACTTAGAAGAAGGCAAAGACACTTTTAAGCTAAGACAAATGAGAGGCTTAGAAAAAGGGAGCAAATTTAATAAAGGGCAATGGGAATATCTATTATATGCACCGTTTGATATAAGCGAAAAGTGTTGCGATGTATTAAAGAAAGAGCCATTTAAAAGATATGAAAAACAAACTGGTCGTAAAGGTTTTAGCGGAGTTATGGCAGATGAAAAAGGAAATAGACAAGAAGCCTACTTAAAAACAGGATGCAATAATTTTACAAAAGGAATAAGCAAACCTTTAGGATTTTGGACAAAACAAGATGTACTACATTATATTAAACTTTTTAATTTGCCAATTTGCGAAGTGTACGGAAATATAAAAGAGAAAGATCAGATAGAAGGACAGTTAACTATAGACAATTTAAGTTATTCAGATTTAGAGTTTACAGGAGAGCAAAGAACAGGCTGTATGTTTTGTATGTTTGGATGCCATTTAGAGAAATCTCCTAATCGCTTTGAGAGAATGAAAAAAACACATCCAAAGCAATACAACTATTGTATTAATAAGTTAAAGTTAGGCGAGGTATTAGACTATATAGGAGTTAAATATTAGGAGGGAATATGGATAAATTCAATGCAGAGATAAGAAGAAACTTTCGAGGATTGTATAACATCTATATAAACTGGCATGGAGATAAATTAATAATGTCAGAAAAACATAAGATACTAGAGTTTGACAATATCGAGAAAGCAACAGAGTACTTAGAAGATAAGAAAAGAATTATTTTAACAGAGGTGATAGCTTGATATTAGCAAGATACAAAGAATTAGTCGAACTGGCTAAGAAATACATAGAAAAGGGATATAGCACATTGGAAGCGATTAAATTAGCTGAAAAGGAATTGGAGGGAGAATAATGGAAGAAGTAAAGCAAGCATTAGAAGTATTAAAAAAAGAATGTACTAAACAAGATGACTGCGAAGGTTGCTCAATATCTAAGGTATTAGGATATAGTTGCCAAGAGGTAGCTATTCCAGAAGAATGGGAAATAAAAGGGGGAAAATATGAATAGAGCAATAGCAGATGCAATAATCATAATTGTTATTGGAGCATGGATAGTAAGTAAGTTATATATGTAAGATACAAATAATTGACATAAAAAAAGGAATGCTTTCACATTCCGACAAATTCCTTAATAATATTATAACAGGAGTGTGGGAGCATGGCTAGTAAAACAATAGAAAAAGATAAAACATTTTCAGATGCAGAAGGTAAGTTATACAATTATAATTCTATGAAAATAGAGTTAAACAGTCTAAAAATAGATTTAGAATATTTAGAGATAGATTACAAGGGATGCAAAGCTATTAGCTATGCTGACGAAAGAACAGGACAAACAAATAACATAAGCAATACAGTTGAAAATGAAGTACTTGCAAAAGAGAGACAGATAATAGAAATAGAAAATAAGATACATAAAAAAGAGAGACAAATTAGAAAAATAGAAAATGCATTAGAATTATTAAAAGAAGAAGAGAAAAGACTTGTTAGCTTTAGATATTTTTCAAACAGAAAAAAAGCACCAAGCTGGTTAGATGTAGGAGAAGAAATAGGATATAGTGATAAAAAATGTAGAATTATGAGAAATGACATCATAAATAAAATAAAATCACTTATATGATTTCCGTAAAAGTTCCGTAAAGTTACCTCATAATTTCCGTAAAAGTTCCTTTTTTGGACAGAAAACTATAGTATATTTGTATTATAGGAAAATAAAAAGGTTGTTTTCTTTACGAACTCTTATTAAGTTGTCAGATAGCTTGGTAACCTATTTGACAAACATTATAGTTGTTCTTTAACGTACAGTTTTTTCTTGGCACAGACTTGTGTCCTCCTTAAGTATTAAGAATATACAAATTAACAACTTGGTTATGACAGAAAATGGCTGAGGGTGAAACCTCAGCAACGTGCAAGTAATGGAAATCACGCCCCCATGTGATACAGGTTCGAATCCTGTAGCTTGCTAATTGTAATTACTATCATACAACAACAGAAACATATTTTAATCTCATACTCAATTTGAAAAAGAGCCCTTCATGGGCTCCTTTTGTTGTGCAAAGAAAGAGTTGATCTAAATGAGTAGAAAAATATTTCAAAGAAAAGAGTATTCAATTTATAGATGTAGTGACGGATTTGTTGTACATAATACAAACAAGAAATTTGAAAACGGACATACACATGTAAATAATTTTTATAAAGCTAAGATACTGGTTATTATGGCTATAAAAAGAGAGATAGACGATAAGCTAAGTAAAAGAGATATACAAAGTCTTATTAGATTAACAAATGATAATAGATATAGAAATCAGTTAAGAGATTTATTAGAAAAGAATAAAAATCAACGATGAAATAGAAGTAAATAGCACTTGTAAATATACAGGTGTTTTATATAAAGAGTTTGCTGGATAATTACCAGCCCTCTTATTTATTAAATAGGAGGTTGTGTTATGAAAGAAATTTATATAATGGAATGTGATGGTTTTTATAAAGTTGGAGTAAGTCAAGATGTTAAAAAAAGACAAAAACAATTACAAATAGGTAATGGTAAAAAAATTAAAGTTTTATATTCAAGCAATAAGTGTATTAATGCGTTTGAAGTAGAAAATTTAATTCATAAAAAATATAAAACATACCAAACGACAAATGAGTGGTTTAAATGCGATTTAGAAACAGCATTATCAATTATATCTACGATAGAAGAATTTATAAAATATAAAAATGAATGCGAATGTAAATATGAAAATAAAAATCATAAAAAAATAGCATTTACTGATTCGATTAAATCTTTGGAATTTGAAAAATTATTGATTAGTAAGGAAAATAACGATATAGAACAACTTATATTTGACATATTATCAGGAACAAGAAAAAGCGAATTATCAAAACTTATAATTAGAACTCATGGAGAAAATAAATTTATGGATTATTGTAAAGTTATAGATATGCTATTTCAAAGAGGTTTTGAATATGACGATATCGTTGATTTTATATTAACTTAGATGGCTGGGATTATAACAGAATAAAAGATTTTATACAACAAACTAATACTAAATTATTAATGGGGTGATATTATGATGGTTAACATTATTATAAAACTATAAACTTATTATTAGAATTAGAAAGGAGTGGTATTAAGTGAAACTAAAATATAACGAAAATGGTAAAGTATCTGAAATACATTGGACTAAAGAAGAATTTAATATAGTGCTTGATGCATTAGCAATTATGATAACAGAAGAAAAAATAGAATTGCATAGAATAAAAGCAGCTACTTTATTATTAAAACATTACCTTCCTGGATGGAGAAATTTATTAAAAGATGATTTATTAGTTAAAGATAGAAATGACCCAAGAGTAAGAGAATGGAAGAAAGCTGTTTTTAAAAGAGATGAGTATAAATGTGTAAAATGCGGAGAGATAGAAAATTTACAAGCGCATCATATCATACATTGGGCAGATTATTATAAAGGTAGAGTTGATATAAATAATGGTATAACACTATGCAGCAAATGCCATGCTAAAGAGCATGAAGGAGAGCAGTGTGAAAAGTTAATTATGTCCAGAATAGAATGACAAGGAGGTGGCATTGTGGGATTAACTATAAAACAAAAAGCTTTTGCAGAATATTATATTAAGTTAGGCAATGCTACTGAATCATATATTAAAGCTGGGTATAAAGCAAGTAAAAGAGAGGTAGCAGAAGCTAATGCAAGAAAGTTACTCGGAAAAGACTCGGTAAAAAAATATATAAAAGAAAAAATGGAGGAGATAAGCAATAATAGAATTGCAGATGCAACGGAAATTTTAGAATACCTAACAAAAGGTATACGACAGGAATTAGAAGAAGAAGTGGTGGTTATGGTAAATAAAGGTGATTTTATAAGCGAGCCAAAAATAGTTAAGAAAAAGATATCCATAAAAGATTCCAATAAATGTGCCGAGCTTCTTGGCAAAAGATATTCACTTTATGAAGGTGAAAAAGAATCGGAAGATAAAAACCTAACAATAACAATCAATAAGGCAAGTGAAAAAAATGGAAATTAATATAACTTGCAATGATCACTTCGAAGATTTTGTTTTAGATTGGAACTATAAATTTTATTTTCTTGTTGGTGGTTATGGCAGCTCTAAAAGTTATCATGTGGTCCAAAAGCTGCATCTAAAATTATTACAAGAAAAGAGATTAGCATTAGTTGTAAGGGAAGTATATGACACTATACGAGATAGCTGCTTTTCACTTTTACAAGATGTAGCAGTAGATATGGGGATATACGATATGCTTAAATTTAAGACATCGCCAATGCAAGTAACATATCCTAATGGAAGCAAGATAATTTTTAAAGGTATGGATAAACCAGCTAAATTAAAATCTATCAATGGTGTATCTATTATATGGGTTGAGGAATGTTCCGAGGTTAAATATGAGGGCTTTAAAGAACTTTTAGGACGTTTAAGACATCCTACACTCAGTAATCACATTATACTTAGTGAAAACCCTATAGAAAAGGCTAACTGGACTTATAAGCATTTTTTTATTGATGAAGAAAATAATAAGAAAATACTTGATGATGAAAAACTTTATATCGAAAGAATTATCAAGACAAATAATACATACTATCATCATTCCATTTGTGATGACAATTATTTTCTACCTCAGGACTATATAAAAGAGCTTGATAACATGAAAGAATATGACCCAGATTTATATAGAGTAGCTAGACAAGGTAGATTTGGTATAAATGGTACTAAAGTATTGCCACAATTTGAAATGATGGACCACGATTTAGTTATGGCCAAAGTAGGTTCTATACCTTCTAGATTTTATAGAGCTGGTATGGACTTTGGATTTGAAACTTCATACAATGCATTAGTTAGAATTGCTATAGATGATGTGAATAAAGATTTGTATATTTACTGGGAATATTATAAAAATCATATGACAGATGATAAGACTGCTAAAGAAATAGATGAATTTAGAGTAAATAAAGAGTTAATAAGAGCAGATAGTGCTTAATGGTTAGGCACTTAACCTGGTTAATTGCTGGAAACCCCTAAAGCTTTAGATACCAAAGAGTAAAAATTCTAAAGATGCTACAATGGGCAATCAGCAGCTAAGATTTATTTAAGTAAAGAATTAGATAAATTTATACTTAATAAATAAAGTTCAACGACTAGCGAAATCATTTTATCTTAAATAGATAGAATAAGAAAGTAGGGTACACTCAAGTGAGTGGAAAAGCCAGGCAATAATTAAGACCGAGAGGTCTTTTTTATTGAAGATATAGTCTAGACTTATGTGAGAGCATAAGAAGTTCATAAGAGAACTGCATAAGATTAACGACCTTATGTGAATGAAATAGGAACCCAAGACAATTAGATTTTATCAGCAAGAAGGTTTTAAAATGATAGGGGCTAAAAAATATCAAGGCTCTAGGCTTCAAAATACTAAAAAAGTAAAAAGATTTAAGCATATATATTGCTCAACTAAATGTGTTAATGTAAAAAAAGAATTGAAGGATCTAACATATAAGCAAAATGAAAAAGGTGAGAATATATATGATGAATTTAATATAGACCCTCATACTTTGAGTGCTATTTGGTATGCATTAGATGGTTATGAGGTTGCAGATTATAAAAGACATTATCACAGTAGATAGAAAGGAGGATGTAAGATGCTTAATAGTTATCAAGAGTTTGTTGCTGCTGAACTTACTGGATTGTATGGCTCGGCAGTATTACAAGAAATGAACGATATATTAAGGCTGTATGACATATATGAAGGTCGAGAAAACTTTATAGATAAGTCAGAAGAAAAAGACTATACACAGACAGAAAAAAGAACAAATCTGATTAAGAAGCTTATAAAAGAAGAATCTAGATTTTTATTCGGTAAGACTCCAGAGTTATACATTCAACCTAAAAATGATACAGATGCTGATAAAGATAAAGCTGAAGAAATAAATCTTTATTTAAATAAAATATTAAAAGATAATCTATTCTCAGAAAAACTTGTAAAAGGTGCTAGAGATTGCTTTATCGGTAAAAGAGCTGCTATTAAATTATATGCTAACCAAGATACAAAAGAGATTAGGATAATGTTTTTACCTTCACTAGAGTTTATATATGAAAGTGATGAGGAAAATCCTAACGAACTTAAAAAGATAATATTCTTCTATCAGACAAATAAGGAAGTTGAAAAAGATAAACAACGTATTTGGAAGCAAAAGTATGAAATGATAGATGGTAGATGTATTCTTAACGAAGGCATCTACAATGGTAATGGGATATTAATAGAGCCTATAAACGTAGATGTAGACTTACAATTAAGCGGTATTCCTTGTTATGTGGTAATAAACGATGGACTAAGTGGAGACCCGTTCGGAGAATCTGATGTAAAAGAGCTTCTAGATAATCAGATTCAATACAATAGACTATCAAGTGAAGATGTTGACACTCTTAGAAAAGGTATGGATAGGATTATTTATGGTGTTGATATAGACCCAGAGGCATCTGATAAATTTAAGTTAAAACCTGGAGCATTTTGGGACGTACCGACAGACCCTACAGCAGAAGGGAAACAAGCTACACTAGGTACAATACCGACAGACTTTGGTTATGGAGACAAGATAGAAAACTCTCTAAAACGTATCAAGTCAGATATGTATGAGATGCTAAATATACCAATGCTATCAAACGACGAGCTAAAAGGCATGATGACATCAGGCAAAACTATGAAAGCACTGTATTGGCAACTTATTACTAGATGTGAAGAGAAGATGATGGCATGGCGACCAGCTTTAGAGTGGTTAATAAGAGCAATACTTGAAATTACAGAAGTATATCAAATAGAAAAATTACCGCAACTTGATTATACTGTTACAGTAGAAAATAACTATCCTTTACAGGAAGATGAAGACGAAGAAAAGACATTAGATTTGCAACAAGTAAATGCACAGGCAATGTCTAGAAAAACATTTATCAAGAAATGGCAAGGTGTTACAGATGATGTGGCCGATGCTGAAATAAAACAAATAGCATTAGAAAGAGAAATGTTAGAAGAAAGTTATGTATCTGGAATGAGTGATCCAGTTGAATAATTTTTTTAAACAAAAGAATAAAACCGAAAAAGAGATGACTAGAGAAATAAAAAAAGCATATAAGAGAGTAGCGAATAATCTAATTAAAAAATTGGCTCTAGTTAATCCAGATACGATGACATATGACTATTTAAGACAAACTGCTAAGTATCTAGAAAAGGAATATAAGAAGCTTAATAAAAGACTTAATAAAGATATAGAAAAGGCTATAGTAAACACCGTAGAAGGCTATACACAAAGCCAAGTAGAGTTTTACAGTGATTTATGTAAACCTCTATCTAGTAGCTTTGAAGATATGTTTAGCAAAGTGAATAAGCGAGTTTTAGACAATGTTATTACAGGCAAAATGTATGGAGATAACATAAAACTTTCTGACAGACTTTGGAGCAATCACAACAAGACTGTAAAGAATATAAACGATATACTCACAGATGGATTTATTAGTGGTAAAAACAGTAAAGATATAGCTAAAGACTTAGAGGTTTATTGTAATCCAGATTATTTAAAGGAATACGAAAAGTTTACTATTCATCCTAAAAGTAAAAACAAGGTTGAATTTAACTCATATAGATTAGCAAATACATATATAAATCATGCATACCAAGAAGCAACAAGGCAAAGTGCTAAGCATAATCCATATGTAGAAAAAGTTGAATGGCTAAGCGGAACAGACGATAATGTATGCGATTTATGTAAAGAACGAAACGGAAAGAAATTCGATAAAAATAAAGTACCTTTAGACCACATATTAGGTAGGTGTACACTATTACCAGTTATAGAAGATGACTTAGAGGATATAGCTAGAGAGTTAAAAGACTGGGCTAATGGTGGTAAAAATGAAAAGCTTGATAAATGGTTTGAAGCATGGGAGGTATAAATAATGGAACTGTGTGAAGAAAAACTAAAAGAATACTTAACTGTATTAGGATATAGAGAAGAAGTCCAAGATAGCTTGATAAAATTTGCTAGAGAAATTAACAAACTTATTAATCGAATTACAGAGTTTTTAGATGCAAATTCTATAAATAATCAAATAAGAACTAAAGCTAACAAAGAAATCAAACAAGAATGGAGAAAAGCTTTCAAGTTGAAATCTCAAGTAATAAACAGAAAGCCGAATTTTATAAGATGTAGAAATTGTTGTTAGGAGGATAATAAATGAAAAATTAAATAAAAACAATAAAAGTCCGAAAGGGCTTATTTTTATGCCTTTTTATAGTTTGTAGGCGTAAAAGAATAAACTATTTACTAAAAAATAAGAGATGTAAACTCGTAAAAAACGTAATTTGGAGGTAAAACATGAAAAGAGATTTTCTAAAAGATTTAGGCTTAGAAGATGAAGTTATAAATAAAATCATGGCAGAGAATGGAAAAGATATAGAAAAACATAAAACAGACAGAGATGCTTACAAAACTAAATACGAAGATACAAAACAGCTGTTAGATGATGCTAATACAACAATACAATCTTATAAAGATATGGATATAGAAGGTATTAAAAAGAGTGCTGAGGACTGGAAAACAAAATACGAAACAGATACAACAGCATTAAATGATAAAATAGCTCAACAGGAATATGACCATAAAGCTGATAAGTTTTTAGATAAATATGAATTCTCTTCAAATTTAGTAAGAAATGCAGTTTTAAACCAATTTAAAGAGAAAAAATTTAAATTAGAAAACGATGCTTTCTTAGGAGCAGATGATTTTATGAAGCAACTTCAAGAAAATGAGCCTGGAGTATTCAAAACATCAAATCCAGCTCCAGGTAATACTGGGGGAACAGGTAATCATCCACGAGTTGGTGGAGGTGCTGGAGAAGTAACAAAGGCAGATTTAATGAAAATGCCTTACAGCAAAAGAGTTGAATTTTTCAACAACAATAAAGAAGAATTCAACAGATTAATGAATGAATAGGAGATGATTGATATATGGCAACAACAAAATTAGCAGATATTATAAACCCAGAGGTTATGGGTCCAATGATAGGTGCAAAAGTAGAAGCACTTTGTAAAATAACACCGTATGCAAAAGTTGATACAACATTACAAGGTGTTCCAGGAGATACAAAGACAACACCAAGTTGGGAATACATAGGAGATGCAGAAGATGTAGCTGAAGGTGAAGAAGTCGGAACAGTAGGATTAAAAGCTGGGTCAACTACTTTTACAATAAAAAAAGCTATGAAAGCTGTATCTATAACTCAAGAATCTATTAATAGTGGATTAGGTAATCCAGTAGCACAAGCTGAAACACAATTAGCAAAATCTATAGCACAAAAAGTTGATAATGATGTATTAGATGCTGCTTATACTGGAACTAATAGAGTAGCTGGAGGTACATTAGCTGTAATATCTTACAGTGGTATAGTTGATGCAGTAACACAATTCGAAGATGAAGAAGATGGAATAGAAAAGGTTATGTTTATACATCCAAAACAAGAAGCAACATTGCTAAAGGATTCTAACTTCTTATCAGCTGATAAATTCACTGCTGGAGTAGCAGTAAACGGAGCTATAGGTAAAATAGCTGGTTGCTGGGTTAAAAAATCTAAAAAAGTTATGTTAGTTCAAGCAGAAAAAAATGATAGCGGTACAGTTGAAATATCATCAAGTAACTTAGCGGAATATAAAAAGAAAACTTTAGATGGTTCTACTTTAAAAGTAGGCGATAAAGTTAATGCAGTGGCAGCAGCTAACCAATATTATTTAAATCCAATATTAAAAATGGAGCCAGATAGTCTTGAAACAGAATATACAGAAGATGAATTACCAGCAATAACAATCTTCCTTAAAAAAGATACTTCTTTAGATCATGAATGGTTCCCTAAAAAACAAATACATGATTTAACAACTGCTAAATACTATGGAGTAGCTAAAACTAACGATGCTAAAATAGTACTTGCTAAATTTAAAAAATAATAGGACGTGATTTAGATGGATGATTTAGAAATGCTAAAGCTAATTTTAAGGGAGAGTGATTCTCCCTTTTTTAGCGATGAACAACTCCAATTTTACGCAGAAAAAAATAACTATGACATAAATAAAACTGCTTATGAATGCCTTCTAGCCAAAGCAGAAGATGATAGTATTGCCTTACCAGGGGGATTAAGCTTGCCGAACAATAAAGAATACTGGTTAAGGCTTGCTAAAAAATACAGACCGAACGGAAGTAAGATCTTATGATAAATAAAGAAAAAATCAAATCGAAAGTTGAAAAAGCAATAAAAAAGCTCCCTTCTTTAGGAGTGGTTAAGCGAGCTTACACAAATGATTTTGGAGAAAAGTCAGACTTACTTGAATTAGTATGTGAAATAGAAGGCTTATATCATGAATCAAATAATCAGTATGGCCAAAGTATAACATTGCAAAATAAAGCAGAGGTAATAAAAGAAAAAAGTATATATTTTTTAGTTGTATACGATGAGACTGCGAAGCTTATACAGAAAGATGACTATATATATATAAATGGCTATAAATATCAAATTAAAGATATTGGAAACGTAAATAAAATGGATATTTATATGGATATGAGATTACAAGAGGTGAGTTACAATGAGTAATTTCAACATGAATATAGACGAGTTAACAGATATGCTAGAACAAAAGAGAAATAGGACAAAAGCAGCACTAGAAATATATGCTAATAGCTCAGCTCTAAAACTCCAAAATAATGCAAGAAGAAATAAACCTTGGACCAATAGAACTCACGATGCTAGAAATAGACTTAATGCATCATGGGAATGGAAAAATGAGAATTTATTAAGTATTGCATTGTCGCATGGAGTTAATTATGGGATATATCTAGAAAAAGGAACATCGCCACACGTTATAACTGGAAATCCTTGGTTGTATTGGCAAGGGGCTAGTCATCCGGTTAAACGAGTAAATCATCCAGGAACAAAACCTTATCCAATTATAATGCCAACAATAAATGAAATAGGTCCACAGGTTATGGCTGGATTAAGCATACTTCTAAGGTAGGTGATGCTAATGTTTCAAGATTTATATAGATTTCTTAGAACTGGTGGATTAAAAGTGTACTCACTTGGTCAACAAGATAAAATTTGCACAGAGCCATATGTATTGATTTATGAAGCTGGAACAGAAGATACTTCAAGTAGTAAAAACTTAAAAAAGGAAAGCATAGAACTATGGGTATTTTATCCTTTTAACGAATACTCAAAAGTTGAAACCTATATAAAACAAGTTGAAAATACAATAAAAAAATTTGGGAAACTAAGAAAGAATTATGACAAGTATGCAATAGAAATTGATAACGACATGAAAGCATATTATACAAAGCTTTCGTATTTTAGATATGTATATAGAGAAGGAGGTAGATAAATATGACAGCTACAGTAAAAAAGATAAATCAAATGCCACTATCAGATGTGTCATTGGTTAGAGTTGTAACTGAAACTGATATTTTTAGCTTCAAAACTTCTGATGAGATTTCAACAGAAGAAGTGGTTTCAGAAGGTGAAGAGCAAACACTAAAATTAAAAGGTGAAATATATGCAAATAGAGAAGCTAAAGATACTGTACTTGGTTATGACTTGACTTGCAAAGACAATGTAATGTGTCCTGAACTTCTTAAAGTTATTCAGGGAGGTACTATCGAATACGATACAGATGGAAAAACTTTCAAAAAATATACAGCACCGCCAGTAGGACAAAATGCATCAAAACCATCGTTTGATGTTGAAGTTTATTCTGCAGAAGTAGGAACAGATGGAGACACTGGAAACTTTTCAAAAGTGACATTCCCAAGTTGTAAAGGAAAATCAGTGCCTTTGAGTTTTAAAGATGGTGAATATTATTCAAATGAATATACTATTCAATCAAGACCAGAGAAAGGAACTGCACCTTATACAATAGAAAAAGTAACTGCTTTACCAAATGATACAGTATCAGAATGAACAAATGATATAGAAGAAAATAATGTTATAGATGAAATAGACCTCTCTAAATAATTTTAGAGGGGTTTTTATTATGAAAGGAAATAGATAATGGAAAATTTACAAGTAACAAGTTTAGATAGATTAAAACAAGTAAAACAAACTCAAATAGTAAGTTTAGGTAAATTTGAAGATGGGACAGAGCTCATAGCCGAGTTAAAAAGACCAGATATGTTAGCTTTCATAACAGAAGGTAAAATACCTAATACTCTTTTACAAGAAGCAGCAGAAGTATTTAACGGGAAAACTGAAACTGTAAATAAAGCTACTATAGATGGAGATGTTACAGCACTAAAACAATTAGGGGAATTATTAGAGTTTTTATGTGAAGAAACATTAGCAAATCCAAGTTATAAGGAAATAAAAGAAATAGGTTTAACATTACCGCTAGAAATGAAAACAACAATTCTTACTTATGTTCAAGCTGGGATTGATGGTTTAAAAAGCTTTCGTAAAGAGCAAGAACGTATTGAGGATAATTAATCAGTCGGAGAAATATAGAAGATTACCAAGTGAAATAGCAAGAATAAAAGATGAATACGTGGCTTTTTGTTTCGATGAAGCCTGTATGTATATATCAAGCCAACTTGAAGAAAAGAAAAAACCACGATGGAGTGAAGATCTAATAGACCAAGAAACAGGAAAGAAAAAAACATTTATATCAGAAGCATGGAAAAAACAAAGAGAGGAGGGTAAATAATGTCAGATACAAACTTAGGGACAGCAACAGGGTATCTAAATCTCGATATTCATAACTGGAATAATGCATTAGATGATGCTAGAGAGAGTTTAAGGGAGTTTGAAAATAGTTCTAATTCTATGGGTGATACATTAAGAAATACACAACAAGCTACAAATGGAGCAAGTGATGCATTACGAAACACGAGTGATTCAGCTAGTAGAGCTAGAAGTGCTTTTGATGGTGTTAGACAGGTAAGTAGTAGTACGAGTGATGCTTTTGATGATATTGCAAGTTCGACATCTAGAACAAGAGATGAATTCAGTAGAACAACTCGAGAAGCACAGAGATTCGAAAGGCAAATGCAGAGATTAGAATATCAACTTGGTGGAGAAGTGCCACAAGCCACACGAGAGGCCTATCAAGAAATGTATAGACTTAGAAATGAACAAAGAAGAGCATCGAGAACTTACGGAAGTTATTCTAGAGAAGCTATGCAAGCAAGAAATGCGATGACAGAATTTGCATTAAGTCTAGATGATAATACATTTAGGCAAGTCTACATGAGAAGTCAATTAGGACTTACAGAGGGGCAACTTCAAAGACAAGCTAATAGTATACGACTTAATGCGAGAATGACTAGTTTAATGGGAGACCAAACTCAAATTCTTACACAACGTATGCAAGGTTTACAGGCACATGGAATTAGACCAGAAATGTTATTGCCAGCATCAACTCCAGGACAATTCCGATTATTAAGTGAAGCGATGAATTTAGGAGTTTCGCCACTAAATCGTCTATCTGCAGGATATAGAACGTTAGGCGGTAGAGTTGAAGGAGTTATAAAGAGATATTCAGCTCAGAAAGTAGCAGTAAGACTTGCACAAGGAGATATGACGAGATACGGATTGTTAATGAGAAGTTTGACTACTGGTACTGCCAATCTTGGACTTGCAATTCCAATTGTAGGAGTTGCTGCAATTACCGCATATGGAACTTTATTTAGTGCGGCTATGCAAGCAGATGAAGGATTGCAAAAGCTATGGGATACTACAAAAAACAAATTAGCAAAAGCATTCGAACCTTTGATAGAAACTGCAGGGCAAGTTTTAGAAGTAGGCATGAAAGTTGTTGGTGTTATAGCTGACTGGGTTGCAAAATTCAATGAGGCACATCCAATAATCGCAAAAGTAGCTAGTGTAGTTGCCTTGTTAGCACCAGCAATGACATTATTGTTATTACCTCTTTCTATGGGTGCTGGATTATGGAATGGTTGGATGGTTGCCCTCAATGGTGCTTGGACTATGATTGGTGGAGTTGTCACAATGATAGGGACTGCTACATCAACCTTTTTCGCATTCGCTATACCAATTGCAGCGGTAACTGCTGGACTTATACATCTTTACAAAACAAATGAAACATTTAGGACTACTGTAAATAATGCCTGGCAATCGGTAAAAGAAAAGGCAAAGGATGTATTTGGTACACTTGAAAAGTATTTTACAGAAACTATTCCAAATGCATATAAAAAAGGTGGTATAAAAGGAGTTATAGATCAATTTGCAGATACATTTAAAAGTGGATTAGATAAGGTAAAATCATCATTACCTCAATGGCTAGAAAGCGGTAAAAGTATAGCTAGCAACCTAGCTCAAGGGATTAATCAGAATTTACCAGCTTTACAGTCAAAAGCAAGCGAAATAATATCAAACTTAGTAGCTGGAATCTTGAAAGTAGCACCGAAATTAATAGAAACAGCAGGACAATTAATCCAAGCATGGCTAAAAATGTGGAGTAATAACGTAAAATTATTTTTAGATGCTGGATTTAAACTGCTTGAAATGATTATGCAAGGTATAGCGCAAGCATTACCGACATTAATTGAAACTATAGTAAATGTTGTATCTACAGTAATAAACATCATAGCCGAAAACCTGCCAAAAGTAATTGAAGCAGGAGTATACATTATAACTGCACTTGTAAATGGCATAAGTCAAAATCTACCAGCTATAGTTGATATAATAACAAATACACTAAGTTCTATAGTTAACATCATATTAGAAAATTTACCACTAATAATAGAAGCTGCAGCACAGATTATAACAACTCTAGCAGTTACATTAGTAGAAAATTTACCAACATTACTAGAAGCTGCAGTAAAATTAGTTATTGAAATTGCTAGATGTATATTAGAAAATTTACCACTAATTATAGAAGCTGGTATTCAACTTGTAATAGCATTAGGTCAAGCAATAATACAAGCATTGCCTCAGATAGTTGTAGCAATTGGAGAATTATTTGTCGGAATATTAGAGGTAATAGGTGAAGAAATAGGAAAACTAGGTGAATTTTTATTAGGCAAAGCTATGGAAATAGTTTCTCAAATTCAAAGTAAAATATCGGAACTATGGGAACAAATAAAAGTAACAGCAATGGAAAAAGCTCAAGAGTTATGGCAATCTATAGAACTATGGGCAAGTAACACATACAACAGTGTATCCATTTGGATTAGCAACTTAATAACATCAATAGGAACTTGGTTAAGTGGTTTGCCTGAAAAGATAGGCTACATATTAGGATTTGTATTAGGAGCTATAACTAGTTGGGGAATTAATACATATAACTATTTTGCTACAAATATACCGATGTGGATTAATACCATAGGACAATGGTTTTCTCAATTACCTTCTCGAATAGGTCAATGGCTTACAAATACATACAACAATGTAGTTAGCTGGGGAAGTAATATGTTATCAAAAGCACAAGAAACAGGTAGTAAATTTATTGGCAATACTGTAAATTGGTTTCAACAATTACCAGGTCGAGTGTGGAATTTCCTAAGCAATACTTACAGTAAGGCTACTACATGGGCATCGCAAATGATTGCGAAAGCACAGCAAGCTGGAAGTCAATTTGTAAGTAGAATTGGAAGTGCATTGTCAGCATTACCTGGCCGAGTATGGTCATTCTTATCTAACTGTATATCGAAAGCAACTAGCTTTGCATCACAATTTGGGGCAAAAGGACAAAAAGCTGCATCTGATTTTAAAAGTAAAATAGTAAGTGGAGTTAAGTCTATCCCAGGGCAAATGGCAAGCATAGGTAAGCAGATAGTCCAAGGTATATGGAGAGGTATATCTAGAGCTGGAAGTTGGTTAAGAAGTCAAATTAGTAACTTTGCAAGTGGAGTTGTAAAAGGATTTAAGGCAGGATTCAAGATAAACTCACCTTCTAAAATCATGCGAGATGTAATTGGTGTTGGCATAGTAGAAGGTATCGGTGTCGGAATAGACCAAGAAGAAAATAGTTTACTTGGAAAAGCTAAAAATCTAGCTAATAGTGTAGTTAGTGTTATGAACAATAATGCAACTACAATGGATTTAGTAGGAACTGCTAGAGGTTTAAGCGGTAATGTTAGCGCTGTAACTCAAACAACACAAAATAATACAAGTAATTTTACTAGCTTATTACATATAGAAAACTTAACTATAAACGATGATAAGGACATAGAAACTTTAGCGAATGATTTAGCATTCTACCTTAAAAGAAAAAATGTATTAACAGTATAAGGAGGTGTAGAAATGGAATTTATGGAATACAGAGATCCAATAGTTTTATATTTGGACGACAAACCTAGTACAGATTACGGAATAAAGGTGTATGAAAGTAATATCCTTTCTGCACCATCTAAAAAGTTAGAGTTTGTTGAAATAGAAGGAAGAGACGGAGCGTTAACAGTAGACAATGGATATGAAGATTTTATATTAAAACTAAGTTGTGTGCTAGTAAACGAGCATGATGAGATTGAAACTACTCCAGCATTAGCAAGGAGAGCAAAGAAATTTCTTCTTAATGGAACAACTAGAAAAATACAATTAAGTGAGGATATGGATTACTATTTGCTAGGGACTTACAATTCTGATATTGACATAGAAGAAGCAATTGAAAATTTTGGATTGTTTCAAGCACAATTTAGATGTAAACCTTATAGATTTTCAAATAAAAGCAAAACAGTAGAAATAACTACTAAAAATACTATAATAAAAAATGATGAATATAAAACTAGACCTGTTATCGATGTGTATGCAACAGGAGATATAACTCTTAATATAAATAATCAAGAAATAATTTTAAAAGCCTTAGAAGGGCATATACAACTTGATTGTGATTTAATGAATGCAACTACTGTTAATTCGCTTGGAAAAACAGTAAATGCAAATCAAAAGATGTATAGTGATTTCCCAATACTAGAAGAAGGTAATAATAATATAACTTGGTCCTTAGGAAGTGGAGCAAGTTTTACTAAAATAAAAATAGATTATAGAATGGCGGTGATATAGTGATACCAAGAATTTATGATAATAGTTTTACAACGTATGAAAGCAATGGATTAGGTTTATTGGTAGATGCTATATCTTGCCAAGTTGAAGAAGAATCAAACGGGGATTTTGAGTTAACACTTGTATATCCTTCCGATGGTTCTTTTTTTTATGCATTAAAACAAGATAATCTTATAAAAGCTGATGCATCTGATACTTTAAAAGGGCAACTTTTTAGGATAGATACTATAAGCAAACCTTTAAATGGGCAAGTAACAGTATATGCAAAACATATTTCATTTGATTTAGCTAAAAACTCTTTAAACGAAGATATAAACGAAAGAAATATAAAATGCGAAAATGCTGGTAAGCATATGCTTCAAAAATCTGATGCTGACAGTAGATTTTCTATTGAAAGTAATATAGAGATGCTTGGTAACTATAGCATGGATAGAAAAACAGATTGCTTATCTGCTATAGCTGGAACAAGAGGTTCTCTTATAGATACGTTTGGTAATGGACCTAAGCTTCTTAGAGATAACTTTACAATATCCGTACTTAATAGAAGGGGTAAGAATGATAACACTCTTATAGCTTATAAGAAGAACATTACAGGATTTACATTAGAAGAAGATTACTCAGAAATAATTAATGTTATAAAACCTTATGCAACAGTTACAGATGAAGAGGGTAACGAATCTTCTATATACATTGACGAAATAGGAGTAAAATCATCTAGATATGTAGAAGGCGATATAGTAAAAAGTCAATGGATAGATTTTTCTGATAAATTTGATGAAGATGAAACTCCAACAAAAGAAAAGCTTAAAAACTTAGCAGAAAAATATTTCAATGACAATAACTGTGACCTTCCTAAAATGGCTTATAAAATAGAATTTCAACCGCTTAGTCAAACTGAAGAATATAAGGAAGATGGATTAGCAGAGTTAGAACATATAGGCATGGATGACAGTGTCTATATAGCTAACAGCAAATACGGAATAAGGGATCAAGCTAGAGTTATAAAAACAACTTATAACGTATTAGCAGATAAATATATATCTATAGAGTTAGGTGATCCAAAGACAACATTAGGCTCAATTATAAATAAATCTAATAACGATACTGTAACAAAAGATGAAGTAAAAGAGATTATAAAAAACAATAAAAAAGATTATCCTAATACATTGCCAGCAATACCCATTATAACTATAGATAGAGCTGGATTTAAGACAGTTTCTCTTAGTTGGGAGTATGAGAATAAGCCTTATTATTCTTATGAGGTATATGCAAGTCAAGAGCAAGGATTTACGCCTAATGCTTTTGACCTAATTTTTAAAGGTCAAGCAAGTGCTTTTTTACATGAGGTTGAATGCTCACAAACTTGGTACTACAAAGTAAGAGCGGTAAATACTTATGGAAATGCTACGGATTTTTCAGAAGAAGTTAGTGCAACAACTACAAAAATAAGTGATGCTGCGGAATATTTCCAAGAAGCAGCGATAGAAAGCGCTCTTATAGGTTCACTTAATGCAGATGTAATTAATGCTGGAAAACTTAAAGGTACTTTTATAGATGCTAGAAATTTATCAGTAACAGATGGAAACGGAAATGTAACCTTTTCAGTGTCAAGCGATGGAATTATAAGAATGATACAAGGACTTATAGATATATCAGATGAAGGTATACGAATTAACTTACAAGATAGTGAGAGTAACATTGTAGGATATGTTGTATATGACGGTCAAGGAGTTCAAATATTTACAAATGATGATGAGCCAATAAGTTCATTCCATAGAGAAGGTTCATATGCTGAAAAGTTTGTTGTAGATAGATTATATTGCCCAGCGGTGGTTCAAGTCGCTGACCTAAATGGGTGTCCTTCAGACTGGTATATAGGGAAAACAGCTACAGGAGATAAAACAGGAAGAGACCAAAATAACAAGGCTGACTCACTTAGTACAGTTTTAAGAAATGTAAAAAATTATGGAACAAAATTTGATGCCAAACTTACAATCCATATAGAAGATGGATGTGTAATAAATGAAAAAGGTTTAGTTATACAAGACATGATGGGTACAGTATTTAGATTAGAGCTTGGGCCAAATGTGGTTATAAATTGTGAATATTTTAATATTGAGGATTTATCTAGCAGAATATTTATAGAGTATGTGTCAGATAAAAGACTTGTTGGAGGTGAGATTACTCAAGCTGATTATAATAAGTATCCAATTATTAACTCATCTTCAGATGATTCAGTAATAAGTGTTCGACACGTGGATTATATAGAAATAAGAGGTATAAGATTTGAGGGAGTTGAGGGAGCTACTGGTATCAAAGGATTAGCAGGAACAAATTTAGTTGTTGATGACTGTGATTTCTTTGGGGTAGACCAATGTCTAAAAGCAGATGGTAGCTCAAATGTGTCTCTTGGGTGGTGTTCAGGTAATGTTGATAAATTAGCATCAATTTACAATGGTTCAATTTTGACTACAAGCAGAAGAATACCGAAATACTCAAATGAAGAAATGGTTTATGTTGCAGAAAATGCGACATTTATTAAAAGTCAATATTCTTATGTTCAATATGATACATTGCATAGTTCGAGCGGTTCGTCATCAGGAGGAAGTGGTACTAATTTGAATGATGTATTTTCAATACCGACTTCAAACCTTTACACAATGGTTGAGGGTACAGGTAAGGTCACTTCAGCTCGTAAAGGTTATACAGGTCAAGGTAAATATAAGACTCTTAAAGCTCATAGAGGTTATATAAAATTACCGATAACTAGTATACAGTCAGTTATGGCGAATAAAAAATCCTATACATTAAAATTAAAATTAACAAGACTTAAGACAGAGCATGGATATGACTCAAAGACTCCGCATCCAATATTTAGAGCAACAGGAGGCTCAGCAGGTGCGACTGATTATTGGGACTCAAACGTTAAATTTGCAAGGGGAGAAACTCAAACTCTTACTTTGCCAACAAGTATAGTACAAGCAATAGAAAAAGGTGCAGATACATTGGAGTTATGGGCATCAAGTAACCAAGAACAGCAATATGCCTTCTTTGGTGATGTAGTATTGACTATAGAAGGGGAAAATACATCACAAGGTGATACCGATAAACCAGGTACTGATGTAGGTAGTGGTGAGACTGCATATTCAGCAGTAGGTACTACCACAGCCAACTTAAACGTTAGAAAAGGTGCAGGCTCTAGTTATGCAATAATTACAACACTAGCACAGGGCACAAAAGTAAATATAGTGGCTAAAGATAATGCGACAGGATGGTATAAAATAACTTATAATGGAGCTTATGGTTATGTGTCAAATAAATATATTACTATAGACTCAACAGGTGGAGGAATAACTCCAGATAAGAATACAATTTATGATTTCCCATATGCAGATGATATGGTGGAAGTTGGGATGACATATTGGAGAGTGTGTGACAAGGAATATACAAGTGGCCAATCATGGTCGCAAGGTTTTACCTATAGAAGTGCTAATACACCATTAAGTGGAACTTGTAAAGCTGACCAAGATGTTGCAGGGTCACTATGGGAGGCAGTAACTAGAAGTGGTAAGACTAGACATTACAAAGCGATAGACTGTAGTACACTTTCAGGTATGATGACAAAAGGACTTGAATATGTGAATGGACCATATGCCAATTCAACAAACTTTACTAATTTCCGTAAAAATATATTACAGAAAAGCAGTAAAAAATGGGCATTTAATATGGTCAAGGCAGATGGTACATGGGCAAGAGAGGCAGCAGCTCAATGTGAGTATTTCGATAGAGTTGGCCTTGGAATTGTATATTACAGAAATGTAGATACAGGAGAAACTTATGGTAGCATAGGCTCGTCATCAGATAACTATTCTATGATTAAGAAGGGTGACTTAATATTCTATTCTAAAAAAGACTCTAGCGGAAATTGGAAACAACCTAACCGATATATGAAGGTTTCCCATGTGGCGGTATGTTATGGAGATAATTCTAGTGGAAGTAAGTCAGTTATAGAATCTACAAATGGAACTATGACAAAGAATCATAAATTTGATGATGGCACAACAGTTAACGCTGGTATAAGAATGGTTTCAATATCAGGAGACTATGGATATGCTGACGATATCGTAATGGTAGTAAGACCTCAACCTAGCCACTACAATGGAAATATTCCAGGAGGTGGAACAGAAAGTGGAGGTACCGGTGGAGGTACAACAGGTGACGGAGTAACTGATGCAGGTACAACTGAATACACAAATTGTGTAAGTGAACAGGGAACAATAGATGGAAATAAATATGTTTATAAGTTGAAAACTTGTAAAATAACAGCTTATGGTGGAGACAGTGGAAGTGCTTGTAATATACCTCTTAATTTGGGTCGTACTTGTGGTTCATTCAATTTGCCATACGGAACTAAAATCTATATACCAAGTCTTAAAGGGAAACGTATTACAGACGGAAATGGAAAAACAGTAACTTGTGATGGTATATTTACCGTCAATGATACTGGAGTAGGCGGAACAGACTTTGACCTTTATATGAGTACTAAGTCAGATACAAACGCAGAAAATATCTTTGGAAATACCCGTAGAGAAGATGTTTACATATTAAGTTATGGAAGTGGTTATGGATATGCTTGGAGTTATACTAAATCTTATGAATGGGCATATAAAAATGGCACATTAAGTGCATATAAGGTAGCTTTCAAAGATTACATTAAGTACGGAGGTACATTAATAAACTTCCTTAAATTCAAGTCAGATGATAAGAATATAAGAAATTCAACTTATTGGAGTATATTAAACAGTTAGAAAGGAGTGAAGCGCTTGAGAGATTACAATATAGAAAGCGATTTAAAGCAAGAAAAATTTGAAGTAATAAAACTTGCACAAGGTGATAAGGGAAATAAACTTACTATTAATGTACTTGAAGATGGAAAGCCAGTCAGTTTGACTGGCTGTTCTATTACTGCTAAATATAAAAGAGCAGATGGACAAGTAATAAATGGATCCGTAACAAATATATCTAATAATTCATTTGATGCCGTAATAGATAGTGATATAACAAAAGTATCAGGGCAGTTAAAAATGTTATTTAGTATCGAAAAAGACGGTGTAAAAGTAAGTACATTTTTATTATCAGCAGAGGTAAAGGAAGGCATAGGAGAAAGTGCAGGAGGTTCAACTGGTGGAGGTACAGGAGGCGGAGAAGTAACAGTAGATCTTAGCAATTACTATAAAAAAAGTGAAACTTATAGTAAAAGTCAGATTGATTCGCAATTGAGAGATATTGCGAACAATTTTAAATTAGTTGCAGGCGCTAATAACGCTATAAAATTAATGTTCGGAACAAAAGAACTATCTAGTATTACCATAAATGGTGGTACAGTAGACCCAACGCCAACACCTAATACTTATACTGTAACTAATAATTTGTCCAACGCTAGTACCTCAAATAGTGCTACATCTGTAAAAGAAGGTACATCTTATAGTGCTACCATAACTGCTAGTAGTGGATATAGATTAAAATCTGTAACAGTAATTATGGGCGGTGTAGATATAACAAGTTCTGTATATTCGAATGGTAGAATATCTATATCTGATGTTACTGGAAATATTAGTATAACAGTTACAACTGAATATATTACAAGTGAAATAACAACATATACCATAACTAACAATCTATCACATGCTAGAAATAGTAATACCGCAACAACTATAGAAGAAAAGTCTTCTTATACTGCTACTATAACTGCCGATAGCAATTATAGAATAAAAAATGTAACAGTAACTATGTACGGCACAGATATTACAAATGATGTCTATTCAGGTGGTAAAATAATTATACCTAGAGTTATTGGAAATATTGTCATAACAGTTACTACTGAATTAATAAGTGGAGGCGACGAAGATTTATCAAAATTAGACGGAATATTAAAAGATAGATTATTAGTATGGCATGATGAATTTGATGATGCTACGCTTGACACAACAAAATGGAGATATGCAACCCATAATAGTGGAGGTAGTGAACAACAAGCATATACAGTAGGTAGAACTGAAAATGTTAGATTAGAAAACAGTAATTTAATACTAGAGGCAAGAAAAGATGGCTATGTTGACGGTTGGACATGGAGTAGTGGTAGAATAGACACAAGCGGATTAGTAGGGTTCAGATATGGAAGACTAGAGGCGAAACTGAAATATGATGTTGTATCTGGTGCATTCCCAGCCTTTTGGACAATTGGTACTTGCGCACACTATCCGACAGGTACAGATATTCATGGTGTTCATAAGAGTAAAGGAACACAATGGGCGCAAAATGGTGAAATAGATATGTTCGAAGGTAGAGGAACTAAAAGCGAAATTGCTCAAGGTGGTTGGTATAATCAAGATGACGGAAAAGGTAATCAGACTATAATATTCGGTACTAAAAATATTGATGCTTCACAATATCATGTTTATGCTGTAGAATGGACAGAAACAACAATTATTGCATATATAGATGGCGTTGAAACTGGAAGAAAAGATATATCAGATATAAAATCATGGCATAGACCAATGTATATTATACTAAATATGGCAGTTGGTTCTACAGGTGGATATCCTACAGATGACTGTACTTCAATGAAAATGGAAGTTGATTGGGTTAGAGTTTATGCACCAGTTGGAGTTACAGAAAAAGAAGAAGTTCAATCTATTTCATTAACTCAAAATAATGTATCTTTCAATGTCGGTGATGACCCTATTGATGTATATTATTCAGTTAACCCTTCTACAGCTTGGGATAACAATGTCAACTATGAGTCAAGTAATGTCAATGTGGCAACTGTGTATGGTTCAAGAATAACTCCAGTAGGAGTTGGTACTTGTAAAATAACAGCTCGAGCAACAAATGGAGTTACAGCTACTATTAATGTAACTGTGGCACAAAATACGAGTATAAATTCTACAAGTATTGCATTAAATAAAAATACGTTAGAAATTTATACAGGAACTAACAGTACACTTATTGCAACTGCTACACCTGCTAATCATACTGATTCGATTCTTTGGAAATCAAGTAATACTGATGTAGCAACAGTAAGTAATGGTGTTGTTACAGGTAAAACTAAAGGTGTTTGTACTATAACTGCATACTCAAGTGCAAATGAAAATGTAAAAGCTGAATGTTCTGTAACAGTAAAAGAAGCAGTTCAACTTACAGGGCATACAACAAGTGGATTAACACTTCAATTAGATAGAAATGGTATGACTAGTACAACTTGGAAAAATAAAATAGACAACGTAGCATTACAATGGAAAGTTGCTAATAATAATTCAACTGATATAGCTCCATATATGAAATTTGACGGAAACAGTTTCTATTGGGAAGGAGCAAATTATAAAGACCACTTAACATTAGATAGATTTAGTAATTATTATGATTTTGGAGAATCTCAAACTGTAATACTTGCAGGTGATTTTACGAACGCTAAAAATCCTATTTTATCAAATAAACAAAAATTATCTCAAAATACAAGTTCAGCATATATAAATACAAATGAGGTAGGATATATTGGTGCAGATGGTACTAAATTAGGTTCAATAAATATGACCACTCAAGAATCAGGATACTCAATAAATGGTTGTATAGCATTAAGATACAATAAACAAACTTTAAGAGTAGATGCTGATACTATGCCATTTACAGCAAATACTCCAACAAATAAAAATGTAGTATTATCATCAGCATTTAGTCAAGGAAGTTATCCGGCATTATTAGGAAATATAAGTACAGCTAAAATCTACTTTAAAGTAGTATTAGTATATAATAGAGTATTAACAGATCAAGAAGTTCAAACAGCTATGAGAGCTATAAAAACTTTTTTAAATTCGTAATCTAAAAATATTGCGAACCATTTTGCTAAGTAAATACCAAGTAAATACCAAGTAAAAATGGTATTTAAACCATCTTATAGTATAATAACTGTAAGGGGGTGAAAAAGATGTAAAATATGAGAATACAAAAAATAAAAACAACTATATAATTAAAAAAACTAAATCTATTTTTAAAAGGACTGTAGCGGTACAGTCCTTTTTTATTTACAGAAAGGAATTTTGCATGAATGATGAATGGTTAAAAGACACACTAAAGAGACACGATGAAAGGCTGCAAAGACATTCTGAAAGAATAGACAAACTAGAAAATACACAGTCTGAAATGGCAGTAAAATTAGATAATTTATGTAGCACTATAGATAAATTAGCAAGTAACTTAAATAAACTAACTTATGCAATCATAACAGCATTGGCTTCTTTTTTCTTTTATGCAATACAAAATAATTTATTTAATTAATAGGAGGTAATAAGATGAAATTTAATATCAAAGAACAAATAAAAAATAAATGCTTTTGGGTATCAGTGGTTTCACTTATAGTTTTAACTGCTCAACAATTCAATTTAACTTTTATTCCAGCTAATTTCCAAGATTATGTCAATTCAGTACTTCCTATATTAGTAGCTATGGGAATATTAAACAATAATGCTACTCCAGGAGTTGGGGAATAAGAATAGATATAAATACTTTATAAGGTAACTGTAAGGTGCTTAGGAGGTCGATAAGAAGGTCGATTTTTTAAGCATCTTTTATTTTCAGAAAAGGAAGTGTTATTATGAGTAAAAAATATTTAGTAGCTATAGATGCAGGACATGGTATGCATACAGAAGGTAAACAATCAGTACCAATGTCAAAAAATTTATACATAGATGGTGAATTAGTAAGAGCAAAAGGAAAGATCATAAAAGAAAATGAATGGAATAGAGGTGTGAGTGAATACTTATCAGCTGCACTAAAAAGATGTGGTATAGATACAATGTTTACTGCAGATATGACAGGTAAAACAGATATTGCCTTGTCTACTAGAGCAAGTAAAGCTAATAAAGCTAAAGCAGATATATTAATTTCAAATCACTATAATGCAATAGGAAGCTGTGCTAAATGGCAAACTCGAGTTAAAGGGTTATTAGTTATGCATACTAAAAATTCTTCTTCTAACTCTATTAAATTAGGAAAATTAGCAGTTAAGCATCTTAAAAAAGACATAGACTATGAATATAGTTATGGTTTAATGCGCGATGTAGATATGAGTGGATTTACATTAGCTATACTTAGACAAACAACAATGCCAGCAATATTAATTGAGTATGGTTTTATGGATTATTGGAATGAAGCAAAACTTATGCTTGATAAAAAACATCAAGAAAAATGTGCTGAAGCAGTAGCAAAAGCAGTATGTGAATATTTCAGAGTAACTTATATAGCAGAAAAGCAAGGAGCTAATAAAACTAAGTATGTTAGAATATTGCAAGATATAAACATACATAGCAAACCAGATTTTGATGCTGCTAATGTAATAGGTAAAGTTACTGCTGGTGGAGCTTATACAATTACAGAAAAAATTAAAAGAACTGGAACAGATATGTATAAACTAAAATCAGGAGTTTATATAACAGCATCACCAAAATATGTAGAAGTATTTGAAAAATAATGTATAAATATTCCAGATGTAGTCAATACTCCTCGTAAAGGAGGTAATGACTATGAAAAAAATAATGCTGGAAGTTACAGGGCGTATTGCATACTTAGGCATTGGAGTAGCAAGTGCTATATTGATAATGATGTAATGGTAGGCTAGGGGAGTATATCTCAGAAGATAATAAATAATAATAAGGCTGGAGAAATGAATTCTCTAGCCTTTAATGTGTTATAATAAATGTGGATAAGTTAATTTTACTGACATTTTTACTGACATTTTAATTTAAAATTTTGTTAAAACGTTGGTATGGCTAATACTATAAGTTTAATATAATATAGTTACTAGATATATTAAATATGATTTATTAGTATTTAAATCGGTTTACAATGTTTAAATATCAGTGTTTTTTGATTTATTTATTTTCAAATAGCTTACTGACAATTTACTGACCAGTTAAGTTTTTACTGACAAAACTGACAATTTACTGACTTAGTATATTGTCAATTTTGTCAACTGCTATCTTATCATTTTCCTTAAAAGCATGCGCGTAGATTTTTAATGTAATAGATATGTCGGAATGACCCACGCGTTCTGATATTGTTTTTACATCTACACCAGATGCAACTAACATAGAAACATGAGAATGTCTTAATGCATGTAGCTTTTTAAATTCAAGCCCAATTCTTTTAATAAATCGTTTAAAAGTAATATCTAAATTGTACGGATTATAATAATTGTTATTGCTGTTTATGCATACTGTGTCATATTCTTTTTCTTTCATTAAACCTTGTAACTTTAATTTATTTTGTCTTAATTTCTCTTTTTTTAGCATGTCAAAAACATGATCTGGCAGAGAAATTTTTCTTATTGATGATTTACTCTTTGGTTGCTTCATGATATATTTACCTTCTATGTATTGTAAATTATATTGAATTTTTATAGTTTTATTTTCAAAGTCTACACAATCCCATGTTAAACCTAAAACCTCACCGCGTCTTAGACCTCCATAGATTAAAAGCTTTATAGCATTTTGAAAATATATACTTTCACTTTCTAAAGCGTTTAGTATCTGTTTTATTTCTTCTATCGAATATATTTCTTCTTCGTGTGTTTTATTGTTCTTTGGAAGGATAATAAAATCAGTAATCTTTTTATTTATCTCTTGTAATCTGTATGCTTCATTTAGTACAGCATTGCATAATTGCATTATTTTTCGTTTTGAGCGATAAGCTAAATCTTTTTGAAACACATAATTAACAAATGTTTGATATTTATTTACAGTTATGTCACTTAATTTCATATTTCCCCAATAAGGTTCGACATGTTTTTTTACGATACTTTTCGCACAAGCAATAGTATTTTCAGATATCCCTAACTTGCTATCGTAATATCGATAACAGCGATTTGCAAAAGAAATATTACTCGGCAAAGCATAAATATCATTATTTATACTATTTTTAACTTCTATTAATTTTTTATCTGCATCTTTTTTATTTATAAAACTACCTTGCGACTTTTGTTTCTTTTTGCCAACTTCATCTATATATTCTACATATACATAATATTTGTCATTTCTTTTACGTATAAAACTACTTAAAATTTTTTTCATTGGTAACCCTCCTTATAAAAAAAGAGCAGCTGGTAAAACTGCCCTGATGTTTATCTATAATTTTAATATTTGTTCTTTTTTATTTTCATATTCTTCTTCAGTTATAGCACCCATATCTAGAAGTTTTTTGAATTTCATTAATTCATCTGCATCACTTGATGTATTTTGACTTCTATAGTTATTTTTATTTTCTATATAGTTCTCTATATATCCTTTAATTTCTAATATTTGTTCATTATCTTTTTTAGCGAAAGAAATAGTATTTTCATCTTGTACCGCATTAAAAACTCCGCCTTTAGCCTCTTGGCTACCCATTAATATTATTTGTAGATATCCAGTAGTTAAACCAGGTTTTTTATATTGTACTCCTGTTACATTATCTAAACAGATTTTCTTTGTACCTGTAAATCCTTTATTTATCGAATTCATAATTCCTTTAGCAGTAATAGAAATAAATTTCCCTTCTAAGACAATTTCATATTTACCGTTTGATTTTAAATTGTAAACTTTTTTAGAAGTTATAACTTGTCTTTCATTAGATTTATCTTTTTTAGATTTAAATAATCCCATAATTATCCCCCTCTTTAGTTTTCATTTTTTCTTAAATTGTAGCATATACCAATTTAATTTACACTATTTTCTAGTATAAAATAGATATTATGCTACAAAAATGATAGTATGAAGATATTAATTTACCAGCAAAGAATAAAAAAGAAATATTCATTAGAAAAATTAGCAAGAAAAACTAATATTAGCAAAGCTGCGCTTAATAACTATGAAACCGAAAAAAGGAAGGTGAACATATTCCAGCTAGAAGATATAGCCAAGGCTTTAGATTGTAAAATAACAGATTTATTTAGTTCTTATTGGAAGTAAGCATAAATTTCCGTCTACATATGTGGAAATTTTACTAAAATATTCCAAAAAGGTCTTATTAGATAGTATAATAAGACTATACAAAATATTTTGTAATTTACATATACTATATATCTGAAAAATAGTATATAATATATGCAAACGATTAATTAGAACGTATGTTCTATGATTTAAGGGGGAATAATCTGGAATATGAAAGAAAAATTAATAAATGCAATAAAAAATCACAAATTAGATCACAAACATTTAAATGAAGTTATAAAGCTAACTAAAGAAGAATTGAATAAAACAAAAGACTAGGTAATCCCTAGTCTTTTTTTATTAGTCCAAATGCCATTTTCATAATTAAATCTAATTGTTCGTCTGTTAATTGTTCAGCTAATTTAATAGCTTCTCTTTCTTTTCCTGATATATCTTCTAATGGTTTCTTATTGTCTACACGCCCTAATAAATAATCTGTGGTAACATCGAATATTTCTGCCAACTTTAGTAATGTCTGTGCGTCTGGAGTATTTATACCCCTTTCATAAGCTCCATAAGCTGCTCTTTTTAGACCTATTTTCTCGGCCATATCTTGCTGTGTATAATTATTTTCTTCTCTTAATTCTTTTAATCTTCTTGCTAACATGGTTTTCTCCTATCCTCCATAAATGCACTTTTTTAATAAATATGTTATAAGTAAATTATAACTATATATTCTTAATTTGTACAAACATTCCTTGTTAAAAACAGCATTTTTTTAAAAAAAGATATTTAAAATTGCAATTTATACTTGACACGATATTTAAAATATCATAATATATAGTTATAAAAGCAATACATACTTAACAAAACAAAATAGCTGGAGGTGATTATATGAATAGACTAAAAGAATTAAGAACACAAAGAAATTTTAAGCAAACTGACTTAGCTGAAAAAATAGGAGTAACAAGACAAGTTGTATCTTATTATGAATTAGGTGTAGTAAAGCCTTCGTTAGATAAAGCCAAGAAATTGGCGGATATTTTTAACTGCTCGATAGAAGATATTTTTTTTAGTAATTCAGGACATTTAAAATAGTATTTTAAAATTAATTGACATTAATAATAGTTTAAATTGAAAGGGGATTGAAACATGAATTTATTAGAACAAATGAATACAATAACAGAAAACTTAAACGTAGTTGGAAATAAAGAAGAAAAAGAAACTATAAAAACTATACCAAGCTATGAAGTAGCAGAAATGATGCAAAAGAAACATTGGGAAGTATTAAGAATGCTAGACGGAGGAACTGACAGAAAAGGCATAATAAAAGTTTTAACTGACAACCAAATGGGTGTTAGTGATTATTTTATAGCAAATGAATATAAAGACAACAGTGGAAAGATGAACAAATACTATGAATGCACTAAATTAGGCTGCGATATGTTAGCTAACAAAATGACTGGAGAAAAAGGAGTTTTATTTACTGCTAAATATGTAAAAAGATTCTCAGAAATGGAAGAAATTATAAAGAATCCATTTTCTGGACTAAGTAAAGAGTTACAGGCAATATTTGCAATGGATAAAAAACAACAACAAATAGAACAAAATGTAAATGAAGTAAAACAAGATCTAAAGAACTTCAAAGATAATGCCCCACTATTCAATATAGAATGTGATACTTTACAAAAAGCTCTAAGAGGCAAAGTAATAAAAGAATTAGGTGGCAAAAACTCTTTAGCATATAAAGATAAATCTATTAGAACAAAGATATATATAGATGCACAAAATCAACTTAAAAGGGAATTTGCAGTACAAAGTTACAAAGCAATAAAACGTTGTCAGTTAGAAGATGCCTTAGAAGTTATAAATACATATAAAGTACCAACAGTTTATAAGGACCTTATAGATGCAGTAAATAGACAGATATTACTAGAAAATGTAGTTATGTAGATGGGAGGTAACTAAACATGGCAACTTACATAAAAACAGAACATTTTTTTAAAAGAGAAGTAGAAGCAGTATCAGACATACTAAGAGCTAGAGGATTTAGAGAAGAATGGAGCATCATAACTCCATACCAAGCAGAAATTAAAATGTTTCACGTGTTACAAAACAAGTTTGCACTACTTAGAAAACAAGGCAATAACACAGTAGTTGATTATAGCAGATAGGAGGCATCATGTTAGCAAAATACATAGCAGCAGTAATCATATTTAACATAGGCTTCTTTTTAGGGGCTTGGTGGCACAGCATACATAATTAGGGGGTGAAAGTATGGCAAGTGAATTTGAAAAGATGTTAGTAAGAAACATGGACCAAAGCGAACTACTTCAAACAATATCAGAAAGAATTGACTTAGTTGATATCGTTGAAAAATTTCGTTATAGCGAAGACTATGCACCATGTGAATATCTAACAATAGAACAATTACAAGAGTATCTACATTGTGGCCGCAACTACGCTTTACAGGTAGCAAGATATGGACTTAGCACAGGAGAATACACAGTAAATCATATGGGGAGAAAGTATCTAGTAGACAGAATAAGTTATGACAAATATGTTAAAAGAAAACTAGGAAAGTCTTTAAAGGAGGTACTATAAATGACAAATCAAGAGTTTAGAGAAGAAGCAAATAAGCTATTTGACAAAGTTGAATACATCAACGAAAACAGTGGCTTTATAAGTGCTTTTCTAGGATTACATCACCTAAAAGGAATAGACAAACCATTCTACAGTCTAACTCTTAGAATAGACCAATACAAAACAAAAGACACATTTCTATACACATCAACAGGAAGTAGAGACACAGAATACACAATTTCAAAGATGCATCAAGTATTAGATGCAGTTATCGAAGGTATAAAGGAGGTGGTTAGATGAAATGTACACCAGAGGTCCTAAACTACTTAGCAAATAAATATCCAAACATGACTGTAAAGCAACTTATAGAGTTAATGAACTCAAAATGTAACTGGAGATAAGGGGGGAATAACAAATGAAGAGTAAAAAACAAATCTATGAAGATGTAAAAGAGCTTGTTGAAGCTCAAGACAAGAAAAACTACTTAGCATACTACAAAATATTCTTAGACAACTCAGAAAGAACTGACATACCAACAGAAGAAAAAGAAGCTATTATCAACAAGGCGTACTCAAAATACAAACAACAAGAAGCAGAACTATATGACATCTTAGATCATGCATACCTAGATTTTATCGCATAACAAAATAAGCTATCTAGAGGTACCAAATCTAGATAGCTATAAATCAAACACTATATGTAATATAAGATACTTAAATTATAACATAAAAGGGGGATAAATTTAAATGAATTTATATGAACTTACAAGCAATTTTATAGAAGTGGATAGATTAATAAGCGACTACTTAGAAAATGGGGAAGAAGATTTAGCGGAAAATCTAGTAAAAGCTAACAAAATAATAGCTGATGAGATCAGAAATAAATCAAACGGTTTTGTATACGTTTTTAGAAATATAGATAGTCAAATAGAAAGTATAGACAGTGAAATAAAAAGACTACAAGAACTTAAAAGACAAAAACAAAATAAAGCTGAAAATCTTAAAAAGATGTTAAAAGATAACATGGAAGCTCTTGGAGTTAAAAAAATGGAGACAGATTTAGGAAACTTCACTATAAGAAATAATCCAGGAAGTCTTGTTATAGACGACTTAGAAAGTGTACCAGATACATATAAAGAAACTGTTGTAACAGAAACAGTTAAAGTTGATAAAAACACTATTAAAAAACTTATAAAAGGTGGTACAGATGTAGAAGGTTGCCACTTAGAAGTTGGAACAAGTTTAACTATACCAAAAACTAAAAAATAAGGAAGGTGAATAACATGAACTTGCATCAAAAGCTAGTAGAAATAAGAAAAAATATCAAAGGCTTTTCAAAAGACACTAAAGGATATGACTATATATTTGTAAGTGGAACTCAAATTTTAAGAGCTGTTAAAGATAAAATGGACGAGCTAGGAGTGTTATTAGTACCAGAGATAGATTATAGTACATTTCATTGGGAAAAACATGAATATGTAACAGCAAAAGGAAAAGAAAAATTAGATTTTATAGTTACTGCAAAAATGACATACACATGGATTAATGCCGAAGAACCAACAGATAAATTGGTAGTTCCTTGGGTTTGTATTGGACAACAAACAGATGATATAAGCAAAGCTATGGGGACAGCACTAACATACAACGAAAGATACTTTCTATTGAAGTTCTTAGGAATACCAACAGATGAAGATGATGCTGATTCTAAACCACCAACTGAAGCACAAAGAAGTTATAGCAATAATTATAATTCTAAAAAATTATCGGACAAGCAGTTAGCTAGATTATATGCACTAGCTAACAAAGCTGGAGTAGATAAAGATTTAGTTAAGCAACAAGTATTTAAAAAATTTAACAAAGAAGTAAAAGACCTAAATAAACAAGAATATGATTTGGTTTGTAATGGCTATGAAAAAGCTGCAGAAAAAACAGCATAGAGGTGAGCAAATGAAAGAAATATGGAAAGATATTAAGGACTATGAAGGATTATATCAAGTTAGTAACTTAGGGAGAGTAAAATCTTTACCTAGAAAGAGAATAACACCGACTAAAGGTATTTATTATTCAGCAGAAAAAATACTAAAACCAGATGAAACAGGGCATGGGTATCTACAAGTTACTTTGTGTAGAGATAGCAAGCTAAAAAAATGCCTTATACATAGATTAGTAGCACAGGCATTTATACCGAATCTTAATAATTACCCAGAAGTTAACCATAAAGACGAAAATAAAATTAATAATGTATTAGAAAATCTCGAATGGTGCACTTCAAAATATAATGCAAATTATGGGACTAGAAAAGAACGACTTAAAGAGAAAAGTATCGACAAACCAGGGAAGGGAGTAATTTGTATTACTACTGGAGAAGTTTTCAAGACATTATCAAAAGCATCAAAAGCTACCAAAACAGATGCATCTGATATAAGTAGATGTTGTAAGGGAAAAAGAAAAACAGCTGGTAAACATCTAGTAACAGGCGAAAAGCTTACTTGGAAGTTTTTACAAGAGGATAACGGACAAATAGAAGGACAGCAAGTAATGGATATGTAGCTAGGTTGGGGAGCAATCCCCTTCCTAGAAAAGTAATAAATAAGGAGGCTTAGTAATGAGCGACAATCAAAAATATTATTATCTAAAATTAGTAGATAATTTCTTTGACAGAGATGAAATGATAATACTTGAAAGTATGCCAGATGGTTATTTATATTCAAACATACTTTTAAAACTTTATCTTAGAAGTTTAAAAAATACAGGGAAATTAATGTTTAATGACAGAATACCATATAATTCAACAATGCTTGCTAATGTTACTAGGCATCCAGTAGCAGTAGTAGAAAAAGCAATCGATATATTTAGACAATTAGGATTAGTAGAAATACTAGACAATGGAGCTATCTATATGCTAGATATTCAAGACTTTATAGGTAAAAGTTCTACAGAAGCAGATAGAAAAAGAAATTACAGAAGAAGAATTGATGAAGAAAAGAAACAGTTATCAGAAGGAAAAGGGCAAACAACAGGACAAATGTCCCAACAATCGTCCGAAAGTACAGGACAAATGTCCGACCAAATCTCCACCATAATTAGAGATAGAGATAGAGATAGAGATAGAGATAGAGATAGACCTACATATATAGAAGAGGATACAAATAATAAGTTGGTAGGTAAGTTTGCTAAACTCTATGAAAATAATATAGGAGTAATAAATGGAGTAACATCAGAATGGCTTATAGATATAAGTAAAGACATAGATTATTCACTTTTTAAAAGAGCAATAGAGATATGTACAGAGCGAAGTAAAACTAACTTAGGCTATTTAAAAGGGATAATCAACAACTGGACCAACAATAACATATACACAATGGAACAATTACAAGCATACAAATTGCAGCAAGAACAAAACAAACCTAGACAACAAGATGAATTAAATAAACAAGATCTAGATTTTCTAGACAAAATAGATGAAAAATTCGGATTATAAGGAGGTAAATAAAAATGGATGCAGTTTTATTGGATAGATTAAAAGCTACTTTGGAAAAACATGCTCCAGAACCAGCAAAATATGATTGTCCTAAATGTGAAGATAGAGGATATACATTCGAGATAAAAGATGGATATGAAGTGGCTGTACCTTGTAGCTGCCTAGAAAAGAAACAAAGTATCGAAAAACTTGCATTAAGCGGCCTTACAGAGGTTTTTAGACAAAAGACGATTAATTCCTTTAAAGCTAACAAGGAATGGCAAATAAAGGCAAAGAACGAGGTTTTACGATATGTTAATGACTTCTTAAAAAAAGAAACTAATGCTAGTTTAATATTGTGTGGAAATCCTGGAAGTGGAAAGACACATCTAGGAATCGGGGCCATGTTAGAACTTATAAATAACAATGTTGGGTGTGTGTATAAAGAATATATATCAATGCTGACTAATCTAAAACAAGTAATCAATGAAGAAGAAGAGTTTATCAGAGAATTAGAAAAATATATAAATCCAAGAGTATTATTTTTAGATGATTTCTTAAAGGGAGAAGTTACATCAGCAGACCGAAAATACATATACAAAGTCATAAACACTCGATATTTAAAAGGTAAACCGATGATTATATCAACAGAAAAATCAATTAAGGAAATATTAATGTTTGATGAGGCTGTTGGGTCACGAATTGTCGAAATGGCTCAAAATAATATAATAACATTCCCTAGAGGAATAGAAAACAACTATAGATTAAGAAATATCATATAAAACAAAAGATAGAAGGTGATTAACCTTCTATCGATTTTAAAAAGTCTTTCAGTATTTTGTTTATCTGGCTTGATATAGTTCTATCTTCTTCGGAAGCATATTGTTTTAGTTTTTCTAAAACTTCTTCATCTAGAGTTATAGCAATTTTCTTTTTCATAATATCACCTCTTGGTGGTATTATATCATGATTTCGCATAAAAATAAATCTAAAATACTTGATAAAGTATGACAAAGTATGATAAAATAATACTAAAGAAGGTGATAAAAATGAACGAAATTTGGAGAAAGATAGAAGGATTTGAAAAATATGAAGTTAGTAATCTCGGACGAGTTAGAAGTTTGAATTATAGAAAAACTAAAGAAACAAAAATACTTAAATTATGTAAAGATAAATATGGATATATGGTTGTTAATTTATATAAAAATAAAAAATTATATCGTAAATCAGTACACAGACTTGTAGCAGCTACATTTATACCAAATATAGATAATAAACCTCAAGTAAATCATATAGATGGTGATAAGACTAATAACAGAGTATCAAATTTAGAATGGTGTACCAACTCAGAAAATCAACACCACGCATGGGCAACAGGACTAAAAAAAATAACGGAAGAACATAAAAGAAAAATAGGTGAAGCAAATAAAGGTAAATATAAAGGTGAAAATAATCCACAATCTAGACAGGTTAGATGTATCACTACAGATGAAACTTTTAATTGTATGATAGAAGGAGCGACAAAATATAATGTTGACCCTTCGCATATATCAAAATGTTGTAAAGGTAAAGCTAAAAGCGCTGGTAAAAACCCAGTAACAGGTGAAAGATTGAAATGGGAATATGTAGAGGGGGTTAATTATGGCACCAAGACTATCAGATATAGAAAAGAGAAAGATAAAAAGATTATATAACAAAGGTTATTCAATACTTGATATCTCAAATGAACTAGATAGAAGTGATTGGACTATAAGAAAATACATAAAGGATACAAAACTTACTAAGGAGCCAAAAACAGTAGATTTGACAGGAGAAAGATATGGAAAATTAGTTGTATTAGAACTAGATCATATAGAAAGAAGTACTAGATACTGGAAATGTAGCTGCCAATGCGGTGGTACAGCAGTAGTAAGAGAAGGTAATCTGCGACACGGAATAACAAAAAGTTGTGGATGCCTAAAGAAAGAAACAAAAAAACATGACGAGGTGACAGTTCAAAAAATAAAACCAAGACATAATAACGGTGGTGTATTCTTCTTACAAGCTGGAGAAATAAAGTTAAAGGGCAATTACGAAAGCGAGAAAAAATGCAGCAAAGTAAAAGAATACAAATTAAGTCCTGAGGAGTTGCAAGTCTATTTAAAAGAACTAGAAACAAAAAAAGTAAAGAAAAGGGGTGAATAGTAATGGAAAAAAATATAATCGAAGTGAAAAATATAAAAACTGGAGAAGTATTAGAATTTACAGGCCAAAATGCAGTAGCGAAGTATCTTACAGGTGTATATGGCAAGAAAATATACGCTGGAGCTGTAGCATCAGCTATAAGACAAAGCGTTCCGTATAAAAAGGAATGGGAAATAAATTTTATAAAAAATGCTAATAAAAAAATATGCGATTATTGTGGCAAAGAATATACAAGTAATAGAGCAAATCAAAGATTTTGTAGTAATACTTGTAGAGAAGAATATCGTGCAGAAGAAAAAAGAGGACCAGCGATAAACAGTGAGGCGAAAATAACAAAAGACAAAGAAATATTAGTACATAAATTATATCTTATGTTAGCGCCATATAGAACAGCAAAATAGGAGGGAATATGGATAGATATCAGCTAAATAAAAATGCAGAAGGGTACACAGATTTAACGGCGCTAGAAGGAATTAAGAGAGCAGATAAAGGCAAAACAAATAAACCTAAGACAACAGAAGCGCAAGAGCAAAAGAGCCTTATAGAGTGGGCGAAATGGCAAGAAGGAAGATATCCAGAGCTAAAAATGCTTATGCATATTCCGAATGAAGGAAAGAGAAGTAAGAGATATGGAGCAGAACTTAAAAGACTAGGATTAAGACCAGGATTTCCTGATTTAGGATTATTTGTTCCGAGAAATAACAAATCAGGATTATTCATCGAAATGAAAGTCGGTAGAAACAAATGTACCGACAATCAAAAGAAATGGATTAAAGCATTAATAGGACAAGGATATGAAGTTAAAGTGTGTTACTCGTGTGAAGAAGCTATACAGATCATTAAGAGATATTTAGGGATATAGGAGGGAGAAATGAATATAAATGAGCTTAAATTAATGCAAAATTATC